TTCCGATCTTTACGCACTACCCGCCCGCCAGGTCGCCGGGTAGGACCCGCGCAATCCATGACGCCCTCACCACCACAACCCCAACAGCAGCACGCCAATCATCAGCACGCCCACAAAGTCCCAATCAATCACACTCGTCCACCATCGCTTCAATCTTCACATCCCAATGGTTAAGGAAGATGTTCCGAATGTCGGCCTCTTCTTCCACCTCGGCCAGCTTGGCAAGGTAGTGCTTGGCCTTTTCGCCATCGTCATTGGCATCCACCTTGCGGCCCTGCCTCATGCTGTACTTGATGATATTGCCTTTGAGAAAGCCCACCCATTCCTCATGCGTCAACACCGCTTCCATCACATCCCATGGTTCAACGGTCATGGTTTTGTAGTGTTCGCCGCCGACTTGGTAGCTGCTAGCCGATTCACTCATAGCGTCTGCTCCCGTATTTGATCCAGCAAATCATGGCCTTTCATGGTCATTCCCTTAGTCCAATTAAGATGCTCGGGATTTCGCATCAAAAATCCAGCATCCAACAATATTCTTATGTGATACAAAACGACTTCAGCATCTTCGTTAATTTCTTCTGCCACTGCGTCAGCGCACCAATCCTCACAGTATTCAAAATTTTCAAACACCAGAAGGATGCGTCGCACCGTGTCCCAGTTGCGTTTCATAACGATTCAAACCCCGCACGATCCAGCATCAGCTTCAGTTCATTCTCAGGCCCGTACCAGCCGGGTGGCTTACCAATCTGCCCGTCAGCGCGGCGGTATACCTTCCCATCCACAACCTTCCGCATGTTGGCCCCATGCACCGCGTTCCAGGCGTCATTCGGATTAATACCCATGCTGCGAATCAGGCCGATGCACACGACGATGGTATCCACCGCCCCATCCAGCACTTTGAGCATGTCGCCATCGGCCCAGGCATCTTCGATCTCGTTAGCCTCCTCGATGATGTGGTGCTTGTAGCGCTCCATTTGATCCTGATTGATCCGGTTGAAGGTTTGCCCGCCCGCCAGCATGAAATACGCTTGATCTTCTGCCCAGTTACTCATCACTTTCCCTCGTAAGGTTTACCGTCTGAATATCTACCCGTGCCTTTTGCTTGCCACGATTCTCTAGTGTCCATCGAGTTAATCAGCACGCGTTCCACGACGAACGAATGCGCCTCGCCTTCCTGTACTTTTTCCCGTGCGATCTCGGTGGCGCGCACCAGTCCGAGATTGCCAAGCCAGACCTTAGCCAGCTTTGCGCCTCGATCGTTAAACATCGTCAACGAATACGAATCCGTTCCGTACTTTGCTTGGCCTAATTCATCCTGCATCTCGATTCCTCTCTGTCTGATTCAATAACCCCAACAACAACGCCACCGGCATCAGCGCCACAATCGCCAACAGTGTCAGCATGACGAGCGCGGTGGATAGCATGTGGGTGAGGATGGGTTTCATCTCAGCGTTTCCCATGCTGTTGCAACCACTCTTGGAACTTGCCCATTACCAAGGGCCTTAAGTCGGTCCACCCGCCTGGCCATCCCATCAACCACTCGACCCACGCCGGATTCAGGCGCATCGGCGGGGTCTTCTGGCCAGGCCTGAAAGATTCCCTCTCCACTGTGTAATCCAGTCTGTCGTCCGTATTTGCGCGGTTGTGGTTTGGCGACCATCCCTTGTATGCTGTTGCTGTTGCTGTTGGCCATACCCTTGCTTGCCCCAGCAATGATGGACGAACCGTCCCATTCCTCTGGTTGTGCCGATCCCGTCCATTCGCGTCTTGCACTGTCGGCGTTTGCCACATCACCTGAGCCTCTAGTCCTCTGTTTGAGCTGATCCCGTTTGGACGCATGTGACGTACTGATCCGGTCGATGTCTGGTATAGATTCCCGCCTGTGATCGGCTTCGCATCTTGAGCGCATGGAGTAACCCACAATCCACATCCTGTCCCGCTTGTGAGGTGCGCCGGTTGCTGCCGCTGATAGGCAACCCCATTCCGCATCGAACCCCAGCGCGGCCAAATCTCCAAGGACGGTTCCGAGTCCTCGAAGAGAGAGCATTGGGCTGTTTTCCACAAGGACGCATCGCGGTCGTACTTCGCCAATAATCCGGGCCATTTCTGACCAGAGTCCTGAACGTTCACCGCTGATGCCTGCGCCTTTTCCTGCTGCGCTGATGTCTTGGCACGGAAATCCGCCAGTGACGATATCCACGCATCCAGCCCAAGGTCGCCCGTCGAATGTGGTGATGTCGTCCCAGATAGGGAACGGCTCAAGGCATCCGTCATCCTGGCGCTGCATGAGAACCCTGCGACAGTAGTCGTTGATTTCGACGGCGCAGACGGTGCGCCACCCGTTGAGGATGCCTCCAAGGATTCCGCCACCGGCTCCTGCGAAGAGTGCAAGTTCATTCACGCCGCCTCCCCAGCAATCCGCAACACGTCATCCACTGTTGCCACGATATGCACAACGCCGCGCCACTTACCGATGAACCGCTCTTGGTCATCAGTCAGCTTTCTTGCGCTGGGTGGCTTGTTGCCGTCTTTCACTTCCACAAGCGCCGTGTGCCCGTTCTTGGCCACCAGCAAATCTGGCACTCCCTTGCCGATGCTGTGCAGATGCGTGACAGAGAACCCGCACTTTCTAAAAGCGCTGACGATCTCTTCCTGGTTGGCATCCACTCTGGCTTTTCGGGGCATGGTTAGAACGGGATGTCGTCGTCATACGGCACTGCCGAAGGGGCTGCACCGATAGTCGTCACGCTTGCAATGGGCGCAGACGTGGCTGGTGTAAACCCGCCCTGCCCGTCCCTTTCCTTGGGCTTGAAGAAGTTGACGCGAACGCCCCGGTCGCCAGGACAACCAGCCGGGTTGAACCACTTCTCCAGAATCAGGCATTGCCCGCCATCCTCGAATTGCAGGACGGCCCCGACATTTACCCAGTTCTTTTTGGTGCTGCCATCGCGGGCCTGATATTCGCTGGTGGCGACTGCCGCGTCATAAATCTTCTGTGTTGCCATGTGTTATTTCCAGTGGTTTGAATCGAGAATGAGTCCGGTGTCGTCCTTCACGCGGATGCGCTTGATGTCGCCGGGTTGGTTGAATACGGACGTAAAGCCCGCCAGAAACTCAGCCATGTCGGGGTGTTCGTTGCGAAGATGGGCTTTTTCTTCGCGTTGCTTTTGGCGCTTGGGTTCCTGTTGTTCATGAACCGCTTGAGCCAGTTTTTGCAGGCCATCGGTTAGTTCACCCATTCTTGCGCCTGCACATTCGTCCACAGCATTTGCTCAGGGATGAATCTCGCCATCACCTTGCCGCAAGGCCCGTGGCGGTTTTTCTCCACAAGAATCTCGGCCTCTTCGGGATTGGCGTCATCGTTGTAAACCGAGTCGCGGTAGAGAAACATCACCGCATCGGCCTCCTGCTCAATCTCGCCGGAGTCGCGCAGGTCTGCCATCAGCGGGCGCTTGTCGGAGCGCTGCTCACATTGGCGGGAAAGTTGAGCGAGGCAGATGACCGGCACGTTTAGGGTCTTGGCCAGCGTCTTGAGTGACTGGATCATTTGCCCGACCTCTCGCACCCGTGAATCCATCGAATCATCGGGACTCAAGCGCGTCAGGTAATCCACCATCAGCAGATCCAGCCCGCCAGATAGCTGCCATGCCCTGGCTTGCATCGCAATGTCGCCAGGGGTGCAAGCGGGTTTGTCGAAGACCTCAATCGGCAACTCGCTGTAGCGCATCGCCGTGTCATTGAGTCGGGCAAAGTCCTGCTCATCCAAGTCGCAAGAGCGCAGCTTGGTCGAGGCGATGTTGCCGAACATGGACACCATGCGCAGGCCAATCTGCACCGCTGGCATTTCCGCCGAAGCAATCCCCACCCGCTTGCCATTGAGCGCAGCGGCTTTGGCCAGACTGACCATGAAGGCGGTTTTACCCATTGCCGGTCTTGCCCCGACGACAATCAGATCCGACTTGTGGAAGCCGCCCAGCAGGCGATCCAGCCCCGTGAGGCCAGAACTCACGCCGACCAGCCCGCCCGTCTGTTTGGCGTCAAAAGCCATTTGCAGGTAGTCCACCACTTCGGCCATCGTCTGCTTGGCCGTGTGGACATAGGTCTTGCCCGATGACTCTAGGCTGGCCAGCCGGGTAATCAACCGAGCGCGGACGGTATCCGGGTTTTTGCCGGTTTCCAGCGTTTGCTGGGCCAAGCGCAACAGCTCCGCCATTTGCCGAGCGCGGGATGCCGACTTCAGCGTTTCGCAACGGTCCACCAGGCTCTCGGGACGGATCAGACATTCCTTCCAGATTTCCGTGATGTCCCCGAGATTGGCATGACCGCCGATGCGCTCGGACACCCCAAACACGTCCACCGACTTGCCCTCGGCAATGATCGCCCGCATCGAGGCGAAGGCCTGACCGCAAAGCGGCACGGTGAAATCATCCACCGCAATCTCCAGCCGAGCGATCATGTCCGGGTGCCGAAGCAACCCGCCGATGACCTGATACTCGTTATCCGTCGCGTTCATTGGTACACCTGGCGGGCTTGGCGCCTGACGGGTTCGGAATGACTCCTAGCGGGTGGTGAGGACGGTTCAAACAATCCTTGCCAGCCGTTGCGAATGGCGGTGTCAATCAACCCTTCGGGGGGATTGCCACGGGTACTCGCTTCCGTCAGGTAACGCAGTTGCTTAACCATCGTCGGTTCGCTGCACGTCAGGCGTCGGCTTCTGCGGTAAGTGATCCATTCCTCCCAAGCCGATGACGGGACGCTATCCGGCAATGGCATGCTTAGCGGATCAAATTTGTTCCCGCCCCCTGCAAGGGGGGTAGGGGGGTTTTTATTCTCTGGTTGTTGGTTATTGGTTATTGGTTGTTGGTTAGCATCGACTTTCGATGAAAAATCTTGCAAAGGCATTGCGTCCGCTATGCCATCGCATTGCGGTTGCATTGCGTCTGCATTGCGTCGGCTATTCGACCAGCGTGCGTTCGCATTTTCCCGCGCCTTTTCGCCCTTCGTCTGATAGGCTGAAATTTCGGCATCAATGCGCTTGTGATGCCACCCGTCAGCCTCTTTTTTGAAGAAAGTTTCGAGCAATAACTCGACCGTTTCAGCGTCAGATCCAAGCTTGAATGCCAGCTTTTTGATGGCATCCTCTATCGGCTGCTCAGTGTCGTAATAGGTCCAGATCAGGCGTAAATACGTCATGCTCTGGCTATCGGTCAGGTTCGCCGTGTCCCGGATAAAATCGCCAATGTGATGTTGGTAGTAGTGCATCAGGATTCACCCGCAACCACACCGTTCAGAATGAACGCGGCCAACCCGATTGCGGACTGGCGTGATAGCACCACCACGTCAGAACCACCCCGCTTATTGGCTTGCACCACCAGCACATTGCCGCTGGCATCCCGTTCACAGCGCACGTCATATTCAGCTAACTGCGTCAGGGTGATAGAATATTCGCTAGTCATCGTTGATCTCCGTTCGATCAATGGTTGATAGAAGCCCTCGACAGTTCGCCGCTGTCGGGGGTTTTGCTTTTGTGGTCAGCCTTCCACGCTCTCAGTTCGGCCTGATTCATCGCGTAAGTCGGACCATATCCTTTCGTCGTCAATCGGCTTTCATGGCAAAGCTCAGAGGCCAGCGCATAGCCAGGAAACAGCACCTGTTCGTCATCTAGGATCGCCAGCACATAAGCATCCACGTCTGGATTGCCCTTGGTCGTGGCCAAAAGACTGCCGTCCTTCCTGCGCGTGGTTTTCACATCACACCGCAGCCTGCCAACCACCACGTCACAAGAACCGGATCGGGGTGTTAGCGACAGGTCCGGCCAGACGTTATGAAGCTGCGCAAAGGCCAGCTCACCGATAATCGCGTCCTGGTCAGCCTGTAGCCCGTCCTGCGGCCCGATCTTCTTATCGGCCACAC